CCGAAGTGACCGTATTTCTGGTATTTTTCACCTGTCTCATTATCTTTTACGATATGCTTATCCTTACCTCCGTCTAATGCCTGTTTGCAATACATCAGATCATTAATAAGATAATGACAATTCTCATCAATAATTACCTTAATAGGCAACTTATCTTCAAATATCTTATTAATAAATTCACGCCTGTAAACAACTGAAGGATTAGAAATTAGTGATCTGTCGGATTCATTTATAAGATATCCGTGGAGTTTATATGCAATCACTTCATAATGGTGCTGAAAATCCACCTTTGCTGTTGAGACATTGCGATTATGACCACTTGCATCACCATAGAAATACAATCCTGATTTATGCTTTTCATAACGATTAACAAACTCTATACAAACCTCTTCTGTCGAGTTACGTGGATTGACAAGTGCTATCTCATCAAAAAACCTCCATTCCCAGTACGAATCATACACCCCCCACGGCTTATTAATATATTTTATTTGTGCTAATCCGGCACTGTTATAAGGCACCGAGTTCTGATCGAATGATATATGAATAGAAAGAGAGGGGTCATATTTGACAATTCCTACATGACGAAGCCTGTCAAATGATGAATAGAACTCACCCCCGGTCGTCACAAACGGGTTAGCAAAGATAAGTGCCTTCCCTCTCTCTTCCGTATTATTCTGTAGTATTGTATTGATATAGTTCTCTCCTACATTATGAATATTATGGTAGGTTGATGAAATCGTGACAAACTTATTCCCAATCTCTTTTTCAAAATAATCAGTCTTTGAATATATTTTTGCTGTTATTTCATTGATATGACTTTCGAGATTAAACCATTCATTTATCCAATCTGTCTTTGCTGGCGAAGTTGTGATAAAAAGAGGATTATATTGCTGTTCTTGATTACCTTTATTCGTAATCACTCCATTGACATTAAACATGCCTGATTGGCGTATCCTGGCAATAATGATTTCTTTAACATCTTCTTCTTTTGTGTCCTTTGTCTCATCAAGAACCGCCCAACCAAATTCTTTACCTTCATGCGCCTTCGCATTATCCATTGATCCAATAAAAACATTACAGCCGTTATAGAATGTTATAATACCATAATAATCATCGAATGACTGGCCTTTTGTATTCCATCCTGTCGCATTAGGAGGTCTGCGATTGATTACATATTGCCCCCACGGACATGAATCTTTATTATATTCGACTATACCAATAGATTTCCAGTACTCACGGATTCTGAATAATGTTGAGTGCTCAAGCTGTAAATAAGTGTTAGCAGCGATAAAACCCCGTACCTGTGGGAAGTCATTGATAAATCGTCTTGTGATCATACCAAGCAAGTATGTCTTACCTGAACCAACGCCAGCGAGAAACAAATTTATATTTGATGTGCTTTCGTAAATAGAAGCCTGGGGATCGGATAATGTCTGTTTAATCTTGACTTCCATTCTTTGTTTGTATTATTACAGTCGGCATCTTTGGAAATAACCTTTCACCTTCACTTGTTACGTCTGTCTTACGTGGCAACACATAGGTAAATAACTTAGCACAAGCATCAAGATAACGAGCTGAATCTTTCTCTTTTAATTTATCAAGTGAATCTTTGATATTATCTATCTGCCCTAATAGTATCTTTTCGAGTAGTTCCTTTGCTTCTTTTGTCGTTCTATTAGGAATTCCTGCTGGTCTACCATTAGGATTATTTGTTTTACCTTTACCTGGTCCTCTCATTTGTAGAGATTTGTTGTTTTCAAATTACTTTTTGGTCGTTTTCTCTTCTTACAGTTACACATTTCGCTTCCTCCCCTATTAGTTCTTCTCTTTACAAGTAACAGTTACTATTTCCGGTCTTGTGCTTTTTAGTTGCTCAAATAACCTTATATCGTCTTCTGTGATAACTCCCGTCCTGCCCATGTTTAATTGTTCATTCGTGCAATAAGTCTTCACAGCTGGTCCATAAAACCATCGCCAGGTACATTCCCAACATACCATTTCGATTTGTGGTTCTGATTCTTGTTCCTTTTCACAAGCAAAGACAAATAATAAAATAATAAAAAATAATAGCTTTTTCATTGGTTTACTTTTTATGTTTAAAATATTCAAATCGTATCATCTAAATATGATTCATCATTAAACGGATCATCAATCACTCCCATAAGATATTTATCATTATCATCAAACTGCGCCATGAAATCATTGTGTGCAATTATTATGTCATCGAAGGTCATCTCACCTTCCGCATCATCCCAGTGCTCCTGCAAAATCTCCTCAAAACTTCTCATAGCTCCCTTAATTTTTCATATTTCCACAACTTAATATACTTATAAGTAGTAACAATTTCTGCTCCAATCTTGTGCTTAAACCTTAATGCAGGTTCATTATTAGAATCAGTGATGGAATAAAATACACTTCGCCCCCGGCTTCTCATCATTTCATAACATTTTGATCTCAGGATCTCAGCATAACCATTGCCCCGCTTATCGGGTTTCGTCATTGCGGAATATAGATAACACTCATTTTCTTTTAATGAAATTTTTAACCCATAATATTCAATACTTTTAATATTAACCCATAGATAGGATAAAACCACACCATCAGCTATTAACCCAAGACATTTAGAACCAATGAGCATTTCGCCCATGAATTTCCAAAAGGTATTCTTACTATCTTCAATGTATTTTAAATCTATTGGACTCAACCATCGTGCCTTGAGATTGCTTTTGATTTTATAATCACCCTCTTTATACAGATTAAACCGTTTTACCATATCAGCCCCCTAAATTCGCTTGGTGTCATTACCTCTCTCTCGTTGGCTTGTGCTAACCGATGTATCCTCAGTAATAAATCCATGTTAGTAGCAAGCTGTGTCCTTTCATTATTGTACCAGATGTTATCTTCCAACCCTACCCGTACACCGCTACCGATAGCTATTGATATGGAGTTCATCATAAGCTGATATTCTCCTATTCCGGCCACTGAATAATAAGATGGTTGTGGAAGTTCTTTAATCATTAATCCCAGGTAAAGTGGGTCGGCTTGGGCACAGGCTATATTGCCAAATAAAAGATTGAAATAGTACGGGGGTTTTAACAAACCCTTTTTAATCAAATATTTTGCATAGTTTATCATGCCAACATCAAAAACTTCAAGTTCAGGTCTTATCCCCCATGCCTGCATTACTAAAGCCAAATCATGAATCATATCCGGGCTATTGACAGATTCTTCTTTATTAAAATTAAGTGATGAGAGAGTAAGGGAGGCCATGTCAGGAAATAGATCAAGACATTCTGACCGTTCTTCGAATGTTTTAAAGGTCCTCCCCGAAGTAGATAGACAAATTACAACGTCACTATATTTCCGTATTCCCTCAAATATTTCACGATAAACATCCTTTTTGTATGTTGGCTTGCCATTAGGATCACGAGCATGTATATGTACTTTGGTTATTCCCAATGCAGAGGCTTCCAGTACATCATTAATTATTTCATTCACACTTAATGGTACAAGTGGTGTCATCTCTTTTGTCGGGATCATGCCTGTTGGACATAAATCAATAATCAGCTTCATTTTATTCTGTATTCTTTAATTCCTTTTAAAGCCCGCAACATGGCCTCTTTTAAAATATCCTCATATTTATAAACTTTTAACCCAAGTTTGTAATTATCTTTAACAATAGGAAGCATCCTCTTATATACTTTGGGTGTCAGCATATTCACCTTTCTTATCAGGTCGTCAATAGAATCGATTATTATAAATCCATTCTCATTGAAATATTTCCCAATCCTTGTACAGCCCCAATAAAGCGGAATCGTTTTTGTTATCAGACAATCGATTAATTTCTCAGAGAAATAATACTCATGATGAAAACCCTCGATGCAAACATGGAACATCCGATCAAAGACCATGACTTTTTCTTTCCTGTTCGGCCACGGCGGCATCGGCAAAGTGTCTTCTATTGGGTCAAACTGGTTCCAGGTTCCCCGATAAATATCAAAAGGTATTTTAATTTCTTTTCTCCGCTCATAAAGTTCATGCCTTAAAGGGTGCCCTGGAGCAATATTCCTGTTGGTCATCACTATTGAAACTCCGAATTTCTTCTTTATATCAGGCGCAGGATTAACAAACGATCCATTACCTATTAACTCAACAGCGTTCGGAAGTTTAAGTAGTTCCGGATATTGTGTTAAGAAATAAGAATAAGCCTGTGGGTTATTTAGAATGATTCTATTATAGTCGCCCCAGCATTCAGTGGTGACAAAAAATCTTATTGTGTCATCTGGCACTGGGTCAAGATTCTGTGGTATCGTATTATCAATACAACACTCGACCTTCTTGTTGACCGGAAGGTCTATGTTGGCCTCAATCCCTTCGGGGAATATCGATTTCATTAAGACTTTTGACATACTATTCTTATTATAATGGGATCCTCATTTTTATAAATAGCCAAACCCCTTTGTTCTACCTGGTAAATAATTTTAAAACCTATTGATTCCAATTTATTAGAAAGTTGGTTTATGTTTATTAGTCTCCTATAATGATTATCTTTAGGAACACTACCCTTATCACTTCTGGCCTCAATCATCAACATGCCGGAATCGAGTAATTCAAGAGAATCCTTCAAAATACATTTCTCAAAATCTTCTGGTATGGCATGAAGTAAAAATCGACAATAGATAAAATCAAATTCTCCTGAATAGAAATCAAATTCTTTTGTATATAAACCATCTTCAAGATCATATTTGACAAAATCAATCTTCATCATCTCAAATAATATCCTATAAAATTCAGAATAATCAAGTGCTGTTACATCCATCCCTTCTAATTTAAAATAGATAGAATCCCTGCCATTTCCAGAACCAACATCGAGAACTCTATTACAGGGTTTCATAAACCCACGGCAAAAATGAGCAAATTGTGATGTTTCATCCGTCACGTCCTGATACCTATTCCAGTATTCCTTATTATAAATCAAGTCCATATACTATAGTTGCGTGTTTATCTTTTACCGGTGTCTTCCAATCACCATACCAATCAGTTAATAACTTTTCGGCATTTAATGGTATCTTGAAATCGACACCAATAAAATTTATTGTCTTAAACTCACTGAAGGGTAAATTATTTCGGCGGAAGAAACAAAGGTCTGTGTATTCATCATCACGGATAACGGAAACAAGACTGTCATTATAGGACATACGACATAATCTAAATCCTATGTCTATCAACTTACTAATCACTATGTCAAAATTATTCTTACTCTCATAGAAAAATCCAATATCATCATCTGTGTCATGTTCAATAAATGAGTTATCCCGGACAGCCCCAAGAAGTGTTCCATACATAAGCCAGAAAACAATATCCTCACCATTAAGGATTTCTCGAATATTTAGAAGATTACGTTTACATATTTCTATATCCCGTTTCTTTCCTTGCCTCCTTTTCAATCTGGCACCATAATTCCAAGTCACGTTTAGTTCAAAACCGAAAAATTTCTCTGCTATTGTCATTTCTCATTTCCTGTTACATATTCACTTCTCCCATGTCCTATATTCACGGCATATTCGCCTATCAAGCACGCCGACCTGTATCCCAGATCATGATATCTCTCACCGATAGCCTGTTCCCGGTGCCATATAGTACCCTCCCAGGGAATATCGGCATAAGGAGCTACCCTCTTATAATCACTCAGCCTTTTAAGTCCACAGGCAGTAGTAAACCCGTGCCATGCGAAATCATTATAGCCATTCATACCCTTCTGATAGTTCTCAATAAGTAACTGATAAGATGTATTGCCTATTTTCAGAATCTCAGGTTCTAAAGGATTGTTATTGTAATCAGCCAGCCAGACTTCTTCGATATCCGGTCTTGCTTCCATTATTTCAAGAGATTGTTCTATGAATCCATCCTTAGTAACACACCAGTCATCTTCACAATGGAAAAAATACTCCGTGCCAATAAACCCATAACCCTCATCAACACTTTTTATCAGCCCCATGTTCTCTTTATTGAAGACAAATGTTGCATTGCTATAGGTATTCTTTAATTGTAAATGGATTCCCTTGTCACCCGAATCATTGACTATGATAAAATCAACAAATGGATATTTGTTTATCTCAATAAATGCCTTTACAGACCTGTATAGGAGATCGAGTCTTCGGCAACTAAAGAATATGACTGTTAATTCTTGCATATACTTTTTTATTTCTTATATATTCTGTAGCAAGCAACTGCTTTTCGGTTCTGATCGTGCCGTCACAATTCGGGTTAAGATCGTTATAATAATAGAGTATCTTATCAATAAATCTGATATGATTTCCTGCCATTTCAACCATAGAATACATATAGGCCAGATCACCAGCAACCTTAAAATATTCTCCATCCTCATCCCGCAAATCCTTATCATCTATCTTATCCCATAACCACCGCTTGAATGTCCGCAGGTGTGATGTTACCCAGAGTCCGCTCTTCCGGTAAGTCTCCGGAGTAACACTTGTCTCAACAAGATAACCCGCTTCGCATGGTGTCATTATATGGGAAAAATTCTGACAGGTATTTTTATACTTACCTGATAATGGCAGGAATGAACCGTATGTCAGCCATACATCATCCTGATAAACTTCATTAAGACAATTCAGTACACCGTCATCAGCAAGATAATCATCACCATCAACGGTAACTATAATGTCATTCTCTTTCGATATAAACTTAATACCGAGACCTATATTTCTTAAAGAAGAACCAGTATGTTTATAGTTTCTATAATGATGAGTATTAAACTCTTTTATTATATCCCACGTACTATCTTCAGAACAATCATCAATAACAGCAACTTCATAATCTGAATATTTCTGTGTGGTTACCGATTCCAGACACCGTCCTATCCATTGCTCTGCATTATACACCGGGATTACTATGATAAATTTATTCTGCATCTCTGATCAAATTACTGATTATACAATCCGGCAGGTTTTTCTCTCCCCCGGCTGTCTGATTCAGGAAATTGCCCCAAATCTCATTGCCTCCATACCAGTGACAGCCAATAGATTCCTCATTAAACCTCGGATTCGCTCCGTTAAGTAATTCCCGTACATTATAGGCGCTGTGGGCATAAACGACATCCATTGACAGATTAACGGCATTGGGGATTTTGTCCATATCCCTGTAATATTTATTCATCATTTCTGGCCCCCAACACTGATAATGTTTGGGATGATATTCCTTATTAAGTGTATTTGTAAAAAACCCGAAGAAACGACTATCTTTTGTAGCCATATTGAATCCCGTTGAATGGCCATAGGAACTGATACAGACATAGGTTTCTTTATCTTTATTCTCCGGTATATTTGTCTTCAGGGATGTTATGGGCTTGAAATAGATAATATCCATGTCGCTCCATACACCCCCGTAAAGATTCAAAACAGAAACTCTTATGTAATCATTCTTATGAACCTCTGCCATGCCCTTACGAAATCCAAGACCGGTAAAGTCCACCGACACTTTCTCTATTGGTAATTTTAATAGTTCAGGTATATAATCTTTGCAGAGTTTTTCATCAAGATATTGATAGTTGGTATTTATTCCCCATGACCTGCCCTTATGGGATTCTTGGGGATACCAGAAAATAATGTCCCAGTCGGGGTTGAGCTTCATAAAGCTCTTAATAGTCAGATACCGGAGATATATCAACTTACCACCGCCCCAATAGAGATGCAATATTTTGGGCACACTCAGATGCCAGTTATTTTTCTCTTCCACCATTCAAATTCTAATTTATCCATATTCCACTCCTTGCGACTTATCTCCATAAATGAATCATGAAGGAACTTATCAGTCATCTCTTCCCAGTCATCAAGGAAGAGAATCGGCAAATCGGTATAAAAGCTGTTATTAATATTTCTTATGACTATCGGTATTGTATTCATATACAGACACTCCCAGACCCTGTGAGTATCAATCCCGTTCCCCTCCGGGCAAACAACAAAGGGATGGTTATAGACATTCTGTATGTAATTATCAAATCCCTGACCATTAGAACCCATGTGCATCGTTGCCCAATTTGCACTCCGGAGTACATCATAGGGTTTCTTTCTGGCTGCGGGATTGGTTTTTATGTTGTGATTTATATAGACCATATTCCTATATTTCTTCGGGGTTTTTAGCTTTCCCTCCATTATCCTCTTCTTATCCTTGAGCCAGAAATCATTTTCTATGCCTACCGGTATCGAAAAGACGCTTTCATTGGTAATATTCACGTTTGTTGTGTACCAGACAACACCTACGGGCGGTGTAAGATCAGCAGGGTTATCGGCATTATGGGTTATTACGGTGACTTTTTTGTTAAGCCTTTCAAATAGCTGATCTGCATAAAAAGTATGGGTATAGATAATATCGCCGTCCTGAAGTTGCGCCCAATCGAGTGTATTCCGCAAATATCTGTAATCGCTTGGGGAAAAATTATTCACGGCATCCCGATACTCATGACCTATGTAAATCCTCGGAGGCGCATAATGCCACCTTGCAATGGTCTTGAATTTATTACCTTGTATAAAATTCATTGTAGTTCCATTTTAGTACATTCAGAATATTTCTCTTGAAACTCTTTAATATGAGGTTTCAGTGCTTCATTTAAAGAACCCTTATCAATTTCTTTGCGGATCATAACACAAGTGCCCGTCCTGTTTGTAGTAAGGACATAGCTGTTAAAACCCTCTTTATTTATCAGATGATAATTGTTGGTCTGCATACCAATGTCGTCACAATCATGATACATAATTATATCAAACTTTCCCCGAAGAGTATTTATTGAGATAACTCTGCATGATGGGACATGATCGACAAATAGAAGATTGGGTTTTAAATCAGGGATGACAATGTTTCCATAATAATCCACAAATTGCTTATCTTGTTCTTCTGTAAGATCATTTATAAAATCACAATCATGCACCTCGCCCAGGTTGTGATAAATGACATCTATACCAAGTTCATTTTTAATGTGATCAATCCAATCAATATCATTCTCAATAAACATCGCCTCCCTATTCATAAACAGAGGAGTTGAATAAATGCCACAACCAAGTTCTAATACAAATTTAGGATCATATAGATCGAGTATTGCCTTAATTAGTGGCTGGTGTGTTGCCCATTCAAATCCCTGTGCTATAAACATAATGTTTATTTTATAGTATCTCCAATTCCGAACTTATTACCCTGTATTACATCATTCATAAGTCAGTAGTTATTAAATGTTCAGCTCTAAATGTACCCTCCCGTTTTAGCTTTTCGCACAATGTCCCCGTTCTGGCATACAGTTCCGCATCAAAAGTGAAAGCCTTCCTATCATAATGATACTGGTGAAAAACAAATGGGGCGTTAATAAAATCAATCCGGAGTCCAAGCGTCCTGATCTGATGAACCAAATAATTGTCCTCATATCCCAGACCATCCCAAAATCTCTCATCAAAACCGTTGATCAATTTCAGATTTCCCGGCGTTATAGCACAACAAAAATGCAATGCCTCAGGCCGGTATTTGGAGTGATTATACCATGCCGAATCACCATTATGTACCGCAGTCCTGTTATTGAATTTTTTAAGATTAACGTCTTGATTCTTTCCCAGAGAATAACAGGCAAAAGAAAGGTAATTATAAGACTTTATATTATCCCTGACGCATTTTACAATATCTCCCACATGGTAACATTCCGGATTCTGAATTATAACAGCTTCGGGATTTTTCTTCAATGCCTCCCCAAATCCTATATTGAAATTCACCCCGGGATTAATCCAGTTTTTTTCTTTTATTTCGATTATAGTTATATCAAATGGATATTCCGATAGATTAATAGGCCCCGAATCATTTACAACAAAAACCTCAATATCCTTATATCCCCTGAATGACTCAAGTGTTTTAAGAAATTGCTCTTCCCTGTCGTGATATGCTGTGACTATTGCTATCATGAAAAATATCTGATTGTGTTTCTTAATCCTTCCTCTAAATCTACAATGGGACTCCATCTTAATAGTTCTTGTGCAAGTGATATATCGGGCCTTCTGCGAACAGGATCATCAGCGGGCAGTGGCCGAAACTTAATTACTGATTCGGAATCTGTCAAATAAAGAATCTTATCAGCTAATTCCTTAATAGAATATTCTTCCGGATTCCCTATATTAACCGGCAAACAATAATCAAAATCCATTAATTTTATCAAACCTTCAATTAGGTCAGAAACGTATTGGAAGCTCCTTGTCTGGCTTCCATCGCCATAAATAGTTATATTTTCCCCTTTTAATGCCTGAACGATAAAATTAGAAACTACCCTGCCGTCATTGGGGTGCATCTTGGGACCATAGGTATTAAAAATCCGTGCAATCCTTATATCAACTTTATGTTCATGGTAATAATCCATGAATAAGGTTTCAGCACAACGCTTGCCCTCATCATAACAACTGCGGATTCCTATTGGATTTACGTGTCCCCAGTAATCTTCCCTTTGTGGATGAATAACAGGATCTCCATATACTTCACTTGTGGAGGCTTGTAATATTCTTGCCCCGGTTTCTTTAGCGAGATTAAGCATATTAATCGCACCCTGAACAGCCGTCCTAACTGTCTTTACAGGGTCGTGTTGATAATGAACCGGGGAGGCTGGACAAGCCAAATTATAAATCTGATCGACCTGCAAATGATAAGGAATTGTCACATCCCATCCTACGAAAGTAAAATTCTTATTATCCAATAAATGAAGTATATTCTTGCGGGAACCAGTAAGTAAGTTATCTAAACAGATAATTTCATTATCATGAATTAATCTTTCACAAAGATGTGAACCAATAAATCCGGCACCCCCTGTAATAAGTATTCTCATGACAGACATATCGGATATTCTTTAAATACGAACCGATAGATAGACTTATTCATACCTTCGTTCCATAAGACTACTCTTATCCTGAACCATACTCTTGAAGCCATATTATTTAATTTAGTCATCTTTAACCATTATAATATTATGAATATTATGATTAAAATTATTATTAGCACATATATCCAGTATTCTTGTTGTCCCCTGACAATTACCAGTTCCCCGTTTATTCCATCGTGTTCCCTTGTGAAAGTAACACCCAAAGCAACTATTTGAATAATCTCCATTTTCCTTTATCACAAAATTCTGACCTTTAATATTAATCATCTTAGGTGTTTTCACTTCTTAAATCCTTTTATGGTGAATAAATTGAAGCTATGTTATCTATTCTTGTCATACAAATTCAAGTTTAGTCTGCATCTTATGTGTCTCAAATCTCTTAGCCGCAGCATCGTAGTAATCCTTGTCAATCTCGCAACCTATAAATTCACATCCAAAATCATAAGCTGCTATTGCCGAACTTCCAGAACCTAAATGAGTGTCGATAATCTTAAATTCGGGTTTGGCGTATTTCTTTAAAAGCCATTTGTAGAGCGCAATAGGTTTTTGTTGTGGATGGATCCTGCCATCACTTCCGTTATTACCCCAATTTATAGAACCATTTTGAACATTTCCCGACCATTGATATTCAAAATATTCTATCTTATTATTAAATGTCTGAGAAGCCAAATCACATTCAGATAAATTTTTACCTTTCGACCAAGAGGTTAATTTTTTATAATGAACAATCCGCCCCGGTGATTTTATAAATGGATAGAAATAATTACAACCCCAAATTATTTGATGTATTGATATTCTTTCTAATTCAATAAAATAGGATCTATCAGGTATTAAATTATTCCAAATAATTTTATTATGTATAGATGATTTTTTACCTCTTGAAAACCTGTTTGTATTTCCTATCCCATACGGCGGGTCAACAATAGCTAAATCAAAATACTTATCCGGTACTTTCGCCATGTATTCCATACAGTCGATATTTAAAAGCTCAATCACTTCTTAAATCCTTTTATGGTGAATACCTTGCTCTTGTATGGCATGACCTCAAAGGGCTGATGCCATGTCTCATTCTCTCCCTTAACAACCCCTATCGTTATAGAACCAGGCCTTACAAGGAAACCTGAGACAGTCCGTATCACTTCAGGCTCACTCTCTAAGTAAACCTTCTCCTTGAAATCCACATGAGTTGTAAAACTTTTTTTCACTTCACATCTTAATTGTAGCGAGAGAAAGATTCGAACTTTCGACTGGAGCTTATGAGACTCCCGAGATACCACTTCTCCATCTCGCTGTAAAAATCTTCCTGCCCGTTTCCAAGCGGAATACTAATACCTTAACCTAACTACCCATTGTTTAATTAGAACTTTGGATTAAGTAGTATTTAATATCTTACAACAGACAGCGCCCTCTTGGCAGGACTGTAATAATCTATTTATTTATTCGAGTCGACGAAAAGGAGATGCCATTTCTGTCAGTTTAGGCTTACCCCATCATTACTGTCTGTCTTCAGCAGGAAGATTATATCGTTTCAAAGAACTTTTAAAAAGGGCGGTTCTAAACCGTGTGCACCCGGAAAACCTCCCCGCCCCCCAATGAAAAACTACCCAAATTTACTAACAGCCTACCTATTATTACGTTCATAACCCTTCGGGTTTTTAACAATTTAACCTTGCCTAGCCTTGCCTTGCCGTGCCTTGCCTCGCCGTGCCACGCCTCGCCTGGCCATGCCCTGCCGCGATTTATATTTTTATAGCCTCCATCTTTTGGGAGTTAATTTCGACAACAACCTGATCCCACTTAAAGGAACCATCATCTTCGACATCAAAAACCGTCACACCCCAATGCACCGTACCGGAACAAATCCTTGCCCCGAATTTTGTACCCATGCCCTGAAGTGCCGGAAGTGTCATTGCTACCCATCCAGGCTCACCGCAAAATGTTGCATAATGAACGTGCGCCCTTAAAATAACATTTGCCCTCGGTCTCAGGTCTCGTTCATTCCAGAGGACGTTCCAGAGACGCTCTTTTGCCGGGGCAGTAAATCTACCATGTGGAATTGATGAACCGCTTACATGGTGTCTTAAATCAAAAATACAGCCATTAACATCAACTGATTCATGGGAACCTATTTTTTCAAAACCGCATCTTTCAGCGATAATACTCTCCCAATCCTCCCCACCTTCACCCGATGTATGATAACCTGTTCCATAAACGCCAATCCATTTAAAGTTTTTACTGCCCCTGTCAGATATGTTTTGTAGGCACTCAACGGCCATATCGACTTGTGTATTACGGTCAGCATATATTAATTCCGTAGCCCCTGATTTTGATTCTTTGCCGTCTATTAAATCACCAAGCTCAAAGCCAATATCGAAAGGTTTGTATTTTTCGAGTATGTTAGTAAACTTAATATATAGTTCACTTTGAAGTTTCTCCCACTTATTGTGCTTTGTAGTGCTATTTTCAACCTCCTTGTATTGATATGCCGGAGGCGTTAATCCCGCCACGTGCCCACAATGTAAGTCTGCTATTGCAATAATTCGCTTTTTCATTTTATAAATTTTAAGTTAAGTTTGCCTTGCCTTGCCGTGCCCTGCCGTGCCTAGCCATGCCTCGCCCAGAATATTTAATTCCATTCAGAAACTTTAAACTTGCCAAATACACCCCGGTATGTTCCGAGTCCTATACTGATACCGCCCTCCTCGAATATCCTGCGCAAAATTGCCTCATTGACATCATTATTTTCGAAAAGCGTTATCTTGAACGAAAGAGACCAGGGAGGTAATAATACCGGCCTTATCTTTTCTGAAGGCACAATAAGCCCCCCTGTTTTCTTGACCCGTGCTACCCTCCGGTCAATCATATAATCTGAATTATCCAAAGTAAGCGCAACGCCATCACGCATAATTGATATTTCGTTAGGGTCTATATCCACATAGGATAGAATAGCCCTGGCTACCCCCCTCCATTTTCTACCTATCACTCTCTTTGTTGCTGACTCCGTTAGGTCTGCTGTCAAGAATGAGGAAATGTTTACAGCTGGCAGGACTAAGCTCTTGCCGTCCTGTGCTAAGTAGAATTTTTGATCCGGAGAGGTTTCCTGACCGCTCATATTCAAATATTTGTCGAACATAATCGGACGTATCCCCTCCAATGTGATTTGCCTCGTGATTGTTTTCATTTTCGAAGTTTTTAGTTAATAAATCAAAATCTATAATTATCTTATCTATTATAGTAAAGCCGCTCATGATTTCTTCCCCTCTATTTAACCTTGCCTTGCCTTGCCGTGCCCAGCCCCGCCGGGCCGCGCCTTGCCAAGCCGTGTTTTATCGCTCATTTTATTGGTTAATAATCCGTTCATTTAATTTCCTCCACGTTCTCCTTAATCTCCCCGCCAAAATATTGATCACACGCTTTTTATCTTCGCTAAATTCCCTGTACTCCTTTAATACACCCAATCCGTGGCTCGGCCTGTCATCATATCCCATGTAATCGCTGAAATGCCAGAGTATGTGTTCAAGATATTTCAGCTCCTCTTCTGTTAATGTTATCCGGGTCTTTTTCATTGCTTATCAGTTAATTTATTGCCCATTTTGCAATTTTGTAAATAAATACACTAAATTTTCTGTATTTAGGTGTACCAAATTTACATTTCGGATCAATTAATTTTTCAACATTATACAATGGTTTAAATACCAACCATCTTATTAAAAATTTTTTTATACGTATAATTATAAATGTTTTCATAATCCATTCCTCTTTTTTATTTCAATTATTGCTTTTTTAAAACCATCAATATAACCATCAACCCAATCACAATTTACACTATCTCCACACATCATTCCAGATTGCATCTTCTTTATCTCATCCTCACTCGGCACATCAAGAGGCAGTGCCATTATAGCATCGGCAATCTTCTCTAAATTATTCCATAAATAGGGTCTCAATATCTCAATTATAGCCTTGCGCCTTGCTTCTGTTTTCATGTTATTTGGTTTTATTGCTTATTGGTTAAATAGTTGAATAAGTTCGTTTTTATAAGTAATCATAAGTTGGATGAGTTTTTTATGGTTTTTTTTATTATATAACCCATTTTGTATAACCTCTTCCCAAAACTCATCACTTTTCAATAAATTCAATCTTGTTATTTTCGCTTCCGGCTTCTGCTTTTTCTGCTTTTGGGCTGTCCACTGACTGCGCTCAAAACAATCTGGACAAACTGATACATCCAACATACAAAGGTTGTTTATAAACATCTTGCATCCATCACAAGTTTCGTGTTCTTCTTGCTCCATATTCGCTTTGAGGGCGGCAATATCTGATTCAAGTCTTTCTATTACTTCCAAAGTAAGGCTACTTACGGTTTTGCTTACAAATCCTATTTTTAGATTTAAAATCAGTCCTTCTAGCTTCTCGATGTACTGTTCTGTTAGTGTTTTCATTTGTCAATAATTATTTCAACCAAAGAAGGATTAAAATCACCATATTCTGTGCAAACCATTGGTTGTCCTGCAACAATCGAAAATCCTTTAACTTTCGTTTGTAAACCAGCAATATCAATGATATCGTCCTTTTTAATTTCATGCCCGTTTTTGTCTTTCATTTGTCAATGTTTTGTTTCCAATATTCGTAAAGTTCAACAAGAGTTAAAGGCTTCCAATAAAATTCCTCATATTTTTTTATCTCTTTTTTCATTTCCCCAATTGAATTATCATAATAATCCGTTAATTGAATATCTACATGAGGCTCATAAAGCATCCATTCCACAAACTCTTTTGGATAGCAGATTGATTCTATTTCGGTGGCAACTTGTTGTTTAATTTTCCATGGCATATCTACAAGCCACTCGTGATTACAAAGTATTTCAATGATTTTGTCTTTCATATTATTCGGTTTTAAATTCAAACTCCTGTTTATCAAATTCCCTTATTCTGCTCTTTGTCACAAGATATTCCATATCGTCATTATCCCTGAAAAGAATGTTCTTATCATCTACATCTATAATAGTGCCCCTCATAATAAATCCTGTCGTTATATAGAAATCTCCTGGTATCGGATATTTACGCTTTTTCTTAATTGTGAATGATATTTCACCGTAATCACCAACGTTCATAACCCACTTTTAATAAGTAAGCTGATACCCCATGCAGCCAATGTCAGCACTATTAATATCACCCAACCCGCCAGTAGTAAAACACAACCGGCAAAACCATCGTAATTAGTGTCTTTTCTCCAATCGTATGTTTTCATGATTATTCTTCTCCCGGTTTAATAATGGTTCTTTCTTTCATAAGCTGGTTCAATACTTCCAAAACATCGGCAAGACAGCTATTGTTCCATACTGTATCATAATCAAAACGTTCAGGGGAAAAGCAATACTGTCTCCATGCCGAATACCATTCAATAAGTCCAATCATTTTACCACTTGCTTTATTAACAATATGGACTATTTTTGTTTTTCTACCCTTATGTTCATGAGCTTCAAAAATCAGATATTTGTTTTCTTTAATTATTTTCATATCGCAATAGAATTTAATTGTTGAGTTATCTCGCCTACCTCTCTCTTTAGTCTTGCAATAAGATTTGAGAGATGGTCGGTTTCCTTATACATAACACCCTCTTTGATAATATCATAATATCTATCAATTTTTTCTCTAAACTCTTTGTTTGTGTCATAAAAGTTTTGTATAGATTTGCGTGAATTAAAAGCTGAAGAATGGGTTTTACCATAATATTCAGCCGCAGCTGTTTGTGAATTTTCAAATAACATAGCAAAATACATCACCAGCTGGCGAGGAAAACAAACTTCCCAATATCGCCGGTTAATCTGTAAAATATCTGGAGTTATCTTTTCTTCCGCACAAACCACCGTCTCGATGTATTCAATACTCCTTTTCATGTCTATTGGTTTTTAAAATAATTTTTGTTGCATTTTATGAATCTCAAACCGCCGCAATGCTGCATCGTAATAATCCTTGTCAATTTCACATCCGATAAAGTCACAACCAAAATCATATGCTGCTATTGCTGAACTACCAGAACCCAGATGAGTGTCAATAATCTTAAATTCAGTTTTGGCATAGTTCCTGAGAAGCCATTTATATAAATCTTTCGGCCGTTGACATGGATGAATATTGGTTATGCCTGTTTCATTTCCCTTGCGTCCTCCAGACCATTGGATAAAAATCTTTCGCATTGGTATTTTAAATGAAGTCCAAGCCAATTCACATTCGGAGGTATTCATTTTTTCAACATCATTCCCCTTGTCCCAAATAATCCAGCTATTAGTTATTGGCAAATAATGACAGAAATAATTTCCACCCCAAATAATTTGATTTTTACTTATTCTAAATAATTCAACAAAATATTGTTTATCTGGTATTTTTTGATTCCATCCCTTTTTGCCATAATGTTGGGTATGTTTCTGTTTCATCCAATAATCACCAATCCCATATTGAGGGTCAACAATAGCCAAATCAAAGTACTTATCTGGTACTGTCGCCATATATTCCATGCAGTCGATATTTAAAAGCTCAATCATTTTTCTATTCCAAATTCTTGTGGTGTAGGCCAATGCCCGTTACCTATCCTAACTGCTAATTCTTTCAAGGGAACCTTATCCCAATTATCACCAGTCAGCCCCCAATCTATCTTCTTGCAAATAGCCTTACCAAGTGGACACCTTTCCAGATCCTTGAAATGTAATGTGTCACCTGACAACCTGGCTGCCCTGTCGTCATGCTCAAGTTTATGCCTGTAATCCAGTGTAACTTCAGAAACCCAATCGTAAATATTGCGTGGGTTAAGAGTTACCTTTTCATTCTTCAACTTACCCAGCGATCCACGTATAAAAGCCGAAGCGATAACCGATAATGGAGCAAACGAAAACTCCGGCAGCTGTATGTTCTCTATCACTCTGTCAACTTCTACCCTCTCCACTTTGGCTCCCATATTCAAAGCAGCGTGTTCAATAAAATCACTGATAAAAATTTTAAAATTCTCAGTAGGTATGTCCTTTACTGCATAGGAAGCATATACCTGGTATTTTTCATTCTTAAGCATATCCATCGACTCTTTTTTTATCTGGTTTAATCTTGTTATCATCCTTGAACCAGACAGCTTGCATCTTCTGCTTCCAGTTCCTTATCTTATTACCTTTGCTATCATGCCAGTCAGCTATTGCATAATAGTTGTAAGCCTTGTCTGCTGCTTCAATAGAATATCCATTATCACCAAAGTATATTTCAACTTCTTCAAGTGAAGGTGCTATAAAAACATTTTGAGGTTTGCGCTTCTTATTATTTATCTTCTTATCTTTATCTCTATCTCTATCTCTATCTCTATCGGTATGTTTCGTATCGGGACGTATTCGGTCGTATTCGGTCGTATCGTTTTTATTCCACCGTATATTTATATTGTCCCTGTTTTGCAGACAGATAGCCTCATATTTTTTCAAGTCTCTTTTTAAGGTTTGTTTTATTGGCTCGAATAATAGGCCGGTAATTCTGTCCGGTGCCCCAGGATTAAGGTCATTTACATACCGGAAAAAATGTTTTATCAGCCTACCGGCCTCATCATCTTGCAGGGATTCAAAGGTGCTCATCCAATCCCTGTAAACAATGATTCTATTTTTATTCTCTGCCATTTGCCATAAATTTTGCTATCTGCCATATATGCTTTTTGTTAATAGTATAATATTCAGCCCTATCAAGCCTTGTCCTCTTAATCCTGAAATACCACCGTATTATCTTAATGAATCTCATTTGCCATTAATTCCTCTACTCCAACAAAGAACTCGTATCCACAGTCGCAGACATAGTGCCCCGGCTCTGGTCGTTCATCTTTATAGTCATGCCACAATCCTGTTTCATACCAGCCGTCATCGTCTCGAAACCAGGTAACCCGTTTTAGAATAGTGCTTCCGCATTCAGGACATTTCATAATATTTCTGTATTACTTTGAATAACTCAAAAGCGACTTGCGGGACAATGGCGTTTCCGAGCCCTTTAAGTCTGTCAACTCTGTTTTTGATTCCTGCTGCGACTCTTGGCACTCCGTTAGGTTCGTGTAACCAATAGGGTAGCCCATTAACCATTCGACCCAATTCGGATTTAAAGTCCCGCATTTCCCATTCTCTATTGCATCCCTTAGTGAATTTGTCATTGGATTGCGTCCCGTTATTTCCATTGTTTCCAATTTCCTGCAACCCTTGTAATCTACTGTCGCTGGTGTCGGGAACATCTTTACCTGATTGCTTAATGTTAATGTTGTTTTCCCTGCCAACACGCTTGGAGCCAGACAATGATTGTGTGTCCCGTCTGCACCCATCGGAGTACGCCACAATCCATATTCTGTCTCGTCTATGCCACGCTCCGATGGCACAAGCTGGAATAATAAATTGTTCTGTCGTGTAGCCTTCATTCGCCAGGTCAGAGAGTATCCCGTCAAGTGTTTTGCCATTCCCCATCGAGACGAGGCCAGCAACATTTTCGCCAACGACAAAGGACGGTTTAAGGATTCTGATAGTTGTAAGCATCGAAGGCCAGAGGTAACGGCTGTCGTCAACTCCTTTTCGTTTTCCAGCATGGGAAAAAGGCTGGCAGGGGAAGCCTCCGGTGAGGATGTCGATTTGTCCGAGATTGATTCTTTTGTCCTTTCCCTGTGTAATATTTCTGATATTAAATTCGTCCCCCCTAATTTCTTTTGGTATCTTTTTTCCGATAGTTGTCCTCTTGCTGAATCCATCGCCTGTGGTGTTGGTAATAATTTCCCCATTCTGTAACATTTTATTAAATTCAACAATATCTCCGAACCTCAAAGTGTCAGGGAAGTTCTTTGCAAGTATCTTCTGACACCACTTATCCCATTCAACCTGGAATACATTCTCCCAACCCATCCATTGAGCAGCCAAGTCAAAACCTCCGATTCCTGAAAATAAACTGCCATGTCTCACCGTTTAACAGAATTTTATTTGTTTAACCTTCAAGGTGTATTCCTTAATCATTTCTTCCAGCTCCGTCCGGCTCCACTTGTGCCCGTTTTTCTTATACTCTTTAGCAAGATTTTCAAGTATCTCACAGTTCTCTTTACCTATCCTTCCCGGAAGATTGGCTGCATAATTCAGCAGATGCCTGTCGTCAAAAAGATTGCACCTGGCACATTCCCCGTGAACATTCAACTCATTAAATCTGAGTCCGTCATAACCCTTTACTGAGTAGAAATGCCCGGCTTGAAGGGGCTTGTATTGCCCACAACTGATACATGGAGCATCTGCACTCTTGAGCCTGATATATTCGTTAAAGATGATTTGCAAAACTTTTTTAAGAGACGGAAGTGATTTAGCTTTCATTATTTGTCTCTTAAATTAGGATGCATATATCTATCAATAGCTGAATTACCTTCACAGTAAACATCGGAATCGAAGTAGCTTTCTTTCATTAGAAAATCTGTGTAATTAGTTAATTCATCTTTTATTAATTCATTCATCAGTTTCTCCATTTCTGACATAGAGACTTTACCTCCAGTAAATAACAAAGCCAATCCTTTTGCTTTCATAACTTATCTTTATAGAAATCATAAAATTCCTCCCATCGTAAATCATTAGGATCGGGCAGGGTAATTGCAAGTTCAGCAGATGCAAACTCCTGAATTTTATCCAAGTAGTATTTAAACATATTACTTGTCAGGTCTTTTGTTGACCATCGTAAAAATGTTTCTTTTCCGAACAATATAGAATCTTTAGGTTCGAGGTATTTTTTCTTAAAATAATCATGCAAATCATCCTTGTCATTGCCGGTCTCAAATGAAATACAGGTTAGCCAGAGCCAGTAAAGAGCATTCTGTGAAATAGTCCTTTTGATCCTTCGCTCAGTTATATCAACCGTATAGACCTTTTTTAAGTCAAGTCTTTTGATATGAGCAATTACCATTTCCCGGTCAAGTTCCGTTAAAAGTTTACGTTTCATAATGGTATTTCACCGTCTGGTATCTCATCGTAATTAGCAACATTGCCGGGCAAATCATTAATATTAGACATTGCCTTTTGAGTCTTTGGTTCCTCTGGTTTATTCCCCGTAAAATGCATATGCTGGCCTATGATTTCAGTCACATAAACCGTCTGGCCGTCTTTGTTCTCATAACTCCGGTAACTGATCTCGCCTTCGATAATTAGCGAAGTACCTTTCTTGACATATTTAGAGGCTGTCTCAGCGACCTTCCCCCATAAGATTATGTTATGCCATTGCGTCTCTGTGATCTTCTCACCTGAGTTATTTGTGTAACTCTTATTGGTAGCCAGAGAGAACTTTGTTACTGTCTTATCGTTTACTTTACGGGTGTCGGGGTCTTTACCAACATTGCCGTGCAGAATTATTTTATTCATTTAGTAAATTGTATTTGTTATATCTCTCAATTTTCACCTTAATTTGGTCTATTGCCTTGTCTAACTTTTGTTCAAATTCGGCAAACAAATCTTTATCAGGATAAACTCTGACGACAAAGAGTTTCATTCCTTTGCAATAGGAAATGAAATCACAGTAATCGAATCCGGTGACAAAAAGCTGTCCTTGTACCTGGTAACGATAATCAGAGGGTAACATATATGATAATTTAGATTCTATGTATCCGAAATGGGTTTTTGCAAGCGGACATTTAATCTCAATCATGCCATTATCAACCGTCAGGCCGTCAGGTGAAATGCCTATCCAATCATGGTATTTATGATCTTCGTCAGGGATGATAAAACCAACTTGTTTTATTTCCGTTCCAAATAATATTTCATAATCCATTCGGGCTTCTGGTTCGGTTTCAATACCGGCCTCCATAACGGCGTTTACATAAGTGTCTTCTGCCTTGCCCGTAATTATCTCACAAGCTATATTGGCGAGTAAATCCTTATAAGAAACGGTGTCTTCCTTTGACATGAGGTTTTTAAATCTCGTCCCCGTTATTCTTCCGAGCCGTGCATCATGCCATGCCTCTGAGAGTTGTTCACAAGTAAAGAGTATCATGATTCAAGAGTCTTATCAAGTTCGACCATAAGATCAAAAAGAACAGTTGCATATTCCGGCAATTCTTCTTTATTCAGTCGCCCAGCCACAACAAGGTCTTTAGCGTATGCTACAGCAAAACCAGAATAACGAGATTTTTCCTTATTGAGATTCTTACCATAATTGGATTGACGCTGCTGAAATACTGGCTTAATAACAAGGAATGAAGCAGGATTACCATTTTTATCAGTATATGTTC